TTCTTATTCCCTATTTTGAAGATTCATTCTTACGGCAACTAATGAAATTGTACTTGTAATTGTTGAAGCTCCCTGATTATAAAAAGAAGCACTAATCTTTGCATTTTTAGAACCAGCGATAAAAAATGTGTATTCGTAATTAGAATCAGGCTGTCCACTAATCTTATTAAATACCCTAGAAGATTGAACAACTCCGTCTTTAAGAATGTTAACTGCAAGAAGTCCTGAACCGTCGCTGGTTTTGATTCTTGCATTTATCAAATACAAGTTATCGTCGGGTAACGTAAAATAGTTCATAGATTCAGTTGTCCACGAACCAACATTTCTTCCAACTCCATTAGTAATAGCTACATTTCCTACCGCTGTTTCAACACTATTTAATGTTCCGTAACACATAGCGTTATATGAAGAATATCTCACTAAGTCTTTTACAGGCTCAAAAGATTGTAATTCTTCCGCAACACTTGTAGCGTCCCAATACTGAGCGTCCCATGTTCCCGTTGTATTGTCCGTATTGCACTTGTAAAGCACATCGTTATAAATGCAATAATCACCCGTGTTATACGTTGCGGTACTATCGTATGCGTCCGATATTACGGGCAACTTAACATAACTGCCCTGTGCGTCCGTGATAACGTAAAGCGTCTGATTATCGGGTGTTATCAAGTCGTACTGTGCCTGTGTGAGTGCTACGACACGGGAAAACGGCGTTCTACGCCATGCGTTATTAATCTTAACGTAATACTCAACTACGGCATAGCTTGTGCCGTCATACTGAACGTACAGGTCACCGTTACTTCCCGAAGCGTCACTAGGTACGGTAGTACCAAGGGTAACGGAAGCACCGCCACCGCCACCGCCTGTGGCTACCTCGCACCAAGCGTTATTGATTTTCAGATACATAGCGTCTACGGTATCAGTACCACCGCTAGATGTGTACTTGAAGTACAACTGACCGTTAGCACCGATAGCACTACTAGGAACGGTAGTACCACTTAAAACCATGATACTGTTGATAGCTCCGAAGATAGTTTTTACATTAGTGGCTAAGTCCTGAGTAAACTCGAAGTCACCAAGGATAGCACTTGCCAAGTCTACGGCAGATACTTTCTCGGAATCGTAGCTATCGTTACCGCTATCGTATGTAGATACGAACAAGAGCGTAGTTGCTAAGATGTTCAAAGCGGTAGGAAACTCACTTATTGATCTCTCTTCACTTGCGGGCATATATTATTCCTCACTTTCAATATGGTAATCTCCGTCCTCGGAGATAAGCTGATATGTACCGTCCTCGGATACTACCTTGTAAATATCCTTCTGTGTATATACGTTAGGCTGATCTGTAAGAGATACGATGAAACCACCGTTACCAAGTACTGCGGAAATAACATCGCTTGCATTGACGAACTCAACGTCCTTCCAATCAAAGCCTACGCTCTCGGTAATACCTGTTACTACGAAGCCACCGTTACCAAGGATAGCTGTGATCTCGTCAGAAGCCTCGATGATACCGTCCCACTCGTCGGTAGCTACAAGTCCCTGACCATACAATGACGCGTGAATGTCGCCGACATTGATCGTTGCCGTTCCTCCGTCGATGATAAGAGCAACTTTCCATTCGTGAACCTGATTCGCTGACAGTTCAGCGAGGAAATAAAGAAGGTGCATCAGGTGAAGTCCGTCGTTATTCCACGTCGTGATCGGAGAATAAGTGATCTGCTCGCCGTCGAGATAGTAGACCGCTTGACAGGTGACTATTCCGTCGCCTTCTGGGTCAGCTGTGACATCAAGCTCGATCTCGTGCCAAAGATTGACGATCTTCGGGTTGATGGTAGCGAAGCGGATGTCGACTATCTGTTGCTCTTCCTGTTCTTCGAGCTCGTACTGTTGAGCGTTCGTGAAAGTGTGAATGATGACCTCGTTCTCTGAGACCTTCTTGATCAAGCCGTCGATGACTTTGTCGGTCTTGCTCTTTCCTGATGTGAGAGACGGGTCAGCTCCGAAGCCCTGAAGCTGTGTCAGGTTCTTCGATGTCCAATCAATTTGCATTATGCAACAAGTAAGAGTCCCAGATCCCGCGATACCACCTGAGCAAGTGATCAGATCGCCGAGATCATAAGCCATATTCGACAGAACTCCTGAATTGAACGGAGTGTATTTGACATCGACTATCGCGTCGGCAATAGCACCGCGGATTCTCGCGATTGTGTCCTTCGTTCCATACTGAAGATATGGGTTTGAACCGAGATTGATCACGGATCCCGTGTTACCGTTCGAATAGTAGACCGTCACTTGATTTTCGATGTCTACGACCGAGATTCCCGCATAGCTTGTCGAGAAATCGGAGAACAAGGAAGAATATTCTCTCTCCTGCTCTGTGAATGCGTCGACCACCTCTAAGTCAGCCCAAGACTTGACCATCAAGGAACCGTCTCTTCCTGCATAGGCAAAAGCACCCGCACATTGACAGACCCATCCGACATGGTCTCGCCATGTCTTAATGTCGTTCTGGGGATAGGTTGCGAGAACCTCTTCGCCGTTCGGCATCGCCTCGATCTCTGCTCTGGTCATGCCAAAAGTCAGACCGCAGGAGACACAAGCGAGATTCAACAGGTTGTAGATCGTGCCTGTCGTCTGAACGTTCGTCCCTTGGTCTAACTTCGCGATGTTGTCTGATGCCTTGACTGTAACACCCGTTCCGCTCCATGTCGCCTCGGTAACTGTGAAGACTCCGATCGGGATATACTCGGTCGATTCGTCCTCAAGCACAAGACCCCATTCAAGCGTGATGACCTTGTCCTTCCATTCACCGCGAAGGATGTTCAGATTGACGAACGTCACGTCAAGCTGTCCTATGTAGCAAGAACCGAGAGTGACATCTGATGTATCTGAGCATCGGTTCGAGTAAGACATTGAGACAACGTTCGCATCCGTGAACGGTACGGAGCCGACAGTTCCGCGAAGTTTCTCGAATCTGGCTTTTTTATGTAGTGCCGTGAAAAAGGCTTCGCTTGCGTTATACATTTAGAACTCCTCAAATATTAAAGGTACGACCCACAATCCCTTCGTTCGGTCGACATACTCGGAATTTTCAAAGAGATTGATGTCTCCGTTGATCCTGAGTCGACCAGACTTTGCCGTTCCGTTATCAAACTTAACTGTGACGCTTGCACTCTGAGCAAATGCAACTAATTTATCCTTCATGGTCGATGTGCAGTTGAACTCAGCCGTCCACGTCATACGATTCAAACGAACGACGGAGGAGAGCTGCGTTCCCGCCTCCGTCGTAAAAACGTTCTCCTGTGGGGGATAGTTCTCGTTCCATGTCCCCGGGTTCGGGTTCGGCATTTGTTCGCCGTTGATCTTGAGATATTTGCCAAGCATTAAAGACCTCCTGATCTGTAGGCTTCCATCTGCTGAGCTGACAAGACAGCCTGAGCAAGTTTTGTATTGCCTACCATGACATTGATCACATAAGTTCCACCTGTAGCTCCCATAGCACCAATACTTGAAGCTATGCCGTCGAGTTGTTTCGTGTAATCCATGCCGTTGTAAATAATGTCGCCTGTCTGAACAAGAGCCTTCTGAAGTGTCATCATCTCGGAATCCATACCTTCTGCGAAGAGGTCGATCATATCTGCACCGGGGTTATTGTATGCCCATTGATGAAGGACACCTGTTTTCGGTACGGAGAAGCCGAGATTGTCGGCGATTTCACCCGCTACGCTCTGAACCGCACTTCTCAGATTTCCAAGGGAACTTGTAATTCCGCTAACGAAATTCGCGATCAAATCGACACCCCAAGTCGTCGCCATGTCGACAAGATCTGGGATAAAGTCAGTAAATTCATCCTGTAACTCGCCCACTATGACGGGAACCTGAGCAAGAATTTCAGGAATCGCAGCGATAAGACCGCCCGCAAGTCCGATCATGAGTTCGAGCGCTGCAGGAACGAGCTCAGAGGCATTATCAACGAGTGTTGCCACGATCTGATTGACACACTCCAACATAGCAGGAATAAGCTCGGGCGCGGATGTGGCAAGGGCTGTCGCAAGGGCGATTATGAGGTCAATTCCTGCCTGAACGATCTTCGGAAGTACGGTCAGGATCGCGGGAATGAGAACATCGATCAGAACTTCGATCGTAGACGTTATCGTGTCAAGCAGTCCCGGGAGTGCATCAACCAGAGCGACCACGATCTGAATCGCAGCTTCGAGCAGAAGTTCGATCGTCTGATCAATTAGATCTGGGAGTCGTTCATTGATCTCGGGTGCTATCTCGTCGATAACAGTTCCAAGATTTGTGAGGATATTCTGAACAACGGGGACGATGTTTGTCGCTGCCGTTTCGAAGGATTGAACTAGATTATCAACAAGACCTTCGACCTCGGAAGCGTCACCGCCAAGACCCGCAACGAGATTTTGCCACGCTGCCTTCATCGAGTTCACGGAGCCTTCGATAGTCTTCGTTCCCTCTTTGGCTGTCGTTCCTGCGATGCCCATCTGATCTTGTACTTCGTGAATCGCCTCGATCATCTGATCAAAGCTCACGTCGTCAAGATTGGTGATCTCTTCCTCAAATAAGCCTGAAGCATTTACAAGCTCGAGCATTCCTTCCTTCGTGCCCGCAAATCCGAGAGATAACTGTTCAAGGCTTGTATAAGTACCTCGAGCGAGTCCCTGATAGACTCCGATGATGGTCTCCATGTCGGTTCCGAACGTGTTGGCGTTGTCTGCCATGTCCTGAATTGCGACATCGGTCAGTCTGGCTGCTTCTTGAGTGTCACCGTTCAAGCCAGAGATCAAAGAAGCCGAGAAGCTCGTCGCCGTCTGAAGGTACGTCTCAGCTGACATTCCCGCCGTCTGCCAAGCGTTCGCAGCCTGATCAAGCATCTGCTGATTCGCTGCTTCAAGTTGATTGTAAACGCCACGGACTGCACCGGGAAGAACGCCGAGTGAATCAGCGTACTCCTCAAGGCTCTCAGCGCCCGAACCGTACAGTTTGTTTATACCGCCTTCGAGCTGTTCCATTGAAGCATATGCTTCAACAGAGTCGACAACAAGTTTTCCTGTCGCTACAAGCGCAGCTCCGATAGCAGCGGCGACCACTTCGGCAGCCTTCTTCGCCATCTCGCCGAACTTTTCCCACTTCTCGCCCGCTTCCTTGGCATCGTCTCCCGACTTGTTGGCTTTTTTGCCCGCATCTTCGGAGGCATTGCCCGCGCCTTCCATAGCGGATTTTGTAGCCTGAGCCTCGGACTCAAGATCTCCGAGCTTACTCGCCGTCGTTGCTACCTGTGCAGCTAAGCGAGCGTACTCTTCTTGAGTAATAGCTCCCTGTTCAAGAGCTCGAGCTGCTTCCTCTGCTGCCCTCTTCTGAAGGTCGAGCTTGTCCTTTGTTTGTGCGATCTGGTTATTAAGAAGAGCTTCCTTCTGAGCCAGAAGTTCAACGTTCTTCGGATCAAGTTTGAGAGCTTTGTCAACTTCGCGTAGTGCTGTATCGGTCGTCTTTATCTGCTTGTTGACGCTTGTTAAGGCTTTCCCGAGTTGTGTTGTATCACCCTTGAACTCGATCGTGATTCCTTTAATATTACTAGCCATGTTTAACTCCCAAAGAATGAATTAATATCGTCTTGAGTTGCTTTCAATGGATAGTCAAAAGAATCGTTTGATAGTTCCGTAAGTATCTCATATAAGAAGCCGAGCGACATCAGAGAGAGTTCATCAAAGGTGAATCCCACCTGTTTTGCCCTGAGTGTGATCAAGGCTGTCGTCATTTCTCGTGTCGTCGGCTTGCTCAGTTTTTTGCTTCAACTTGTGAGTCTTCAGCGTTACCCTTCCAAAGTTTGAGAATCTCCGTCATCGTTGAAGCGTTTGTGAATGACTGAGCATCGAAGTTGCTTAACCACTCGAAGTAATCGATTTCTGTCAGCTTTACAAGCTCAGAAGCCTTCTCGAGTTCTGACTGTTTCGCCATGACAAAAGCGAGTCTTCCGAACGCTTCACTTCGCGATGTAACGTCGTTGATGTCCTGTTCTGTGTAGTCTTTCGCTTTTTTATCTTTAAGGCTGATAAGCCCCGTTATTTCCTTCAAGAAATCCTTCTTGAATATCTGTCTATAAAGAATGGGGGTGAGGGCGTTTGATGCCATCTTGAGCGTTTTTTTGCCGATCGTAATCTCTTTGTTCATTTGTCATACCTCTCAAATAGTTGTTTGTATTCAAAGAAAACCCCGACCAGAAGATCCGATCGGGGTTTGCCATGAAAGATGGGGTGATTTAAGGTTCGAAGTCGGGGTTATATACCGAGCCAAACCATCCGTTGTATACAGTTGTACTTGTGCTATTGCCCGTGTGGATTCTTGCGAAGCCATCGTCAGGACGGGGTGAAGCCTTAAAGCTGAGTGATACAGTCTTAGGCTGATTTCCGTCGGATCCTGTTGTCTCTGCAGAAATACCGGGTTTTGAGAAAAGAACCTTCGGGAGAAGGTATCTTCTCGCGTGATCGTCACCGTTGATCTCGAAAAGAAGAGCAACAGTCTTTACTGTCTGAGAGTCAGACTCAACGATAACGCCTTCCTGATCTGTTTCCATGCCGAGAACGTTTGTCTCGAATGCCTCGGGAACGATAGCAGCTTCAAAAGTACCATCGAAGCCCTGAGCGGAACCGCTTACGATGTAGTAATCGGAATCATCAGCTCTGAAGACTGTCTGGTCTGTGTTTGAAGCGTTAACCTCGAGATTAACGGCTCCCGGGAACGATACAGGAGTTCCATATGTGGTCGTTGTAACGCCACTTGAGGTCGTCTCTGTAGCGATTGCATAGTAAACATTCTTTAAGCCGAACTTTACCTTGTTCTGTGCCATGTCGTTTACCTCCAAAATGTGTAAGTAATTAAGTAAAAGGTTTGATCTTCGTCATAACTTTCGTTTTTGTCCCAGTTCAAACCGAGACTATCGAGTATGGTCTCGATTGCCTCTTCATCCGTCTCGCTTTTTGTTGACGAATAGTATTCGAGTTCGATTCCGAGCTTCTTTTGATAGACCTTCGAGTCAGCGAAGAAGTTCTCGGAATCCGTTCCGTGTGCTACCAAGTACGGGACTTTAGTTCCCACGGGAGCGTGACCGTAGTAATAACGGTAATCAGCAAAAGCCGTTTTTAAGTCTGCAAGTGATGTCATATCGACCCGAGTCTCCTCTCAACTTCTCTTTTGACCTGTTCTTCAAACTTCCTCACTTCGTTTTCCTCGACGGGTTTGATGTGAGGTCTTCCTTCCTCATGTCCTACCTTCTGACCGTTGACGACGATGTCGTGTCCGTTCTCAAGTAGATGTGTCAGTCCCGGATAACGTGCATTGTGGACGACATAACCGTCCTCTTCAGCAGTCGCCTTCCATCCCTTGGAGTAACCGCCTTTACGATAAGGGCTTAAAGACTTAACGTCTCTTGCTGCTTCCTTTGCAATCTTCTTGCTCACTTCATAAGAAGCAAACTTCACGACTGCCTCGCAAGGCTCAAGGATGTCTGCGACAGCCTGTTCAAGACTGCCCGCTCCCTGAATCTGAACGTTCGACATTTAGACCGACCTCTCTCTCCGTATAAAGCTCGACAATGTTGTCGTCCGCTTCGTATGTTCTATAGACTGAATATCGCTCTCCGTTGTACTCGATGACTCTCTGACCGCTATAAGCGAATATCGAGACATAGAAAACATAAGACGGAGTCAGACCGTCTTGTCTTCCTTCCATGAACTCGGAACGTGAAACAGAGCGAATCTCAGCGATCAATGATGCTTCCGACTCGGTCGATGTGATCTGACCGATTTCGTCTTGCGTCTCCGTAAAAGAGATCAGCTTGATCTTGTTTACTCGTGTCATGTTACCGCTCCCAGATTAGAATACTTCGAAGACATCGACATCTTCGTCTTTAAGTCATCATAGGCGACCTTGTACTTATCTTTACGGACTGAATCTTTCTCGAACGAATAAAGAGCATACGCAATGATCGCTTCCTTCTGAAGTGCGTCAGCGTCGGAAGCTGTGAACGACAAGATGTCCGTTGTCTCCGTCAGATCGAGGATCGCTGCGTTGATGTATCTCTGAATCTCGGTATCAAGGTTCGTATCAATCGACGCGCCAACTCTGGTCAATGCGAAACGTACTTCGTCAAGTAGTGCCATTGTGATTACTCCTTTTTCTTACTCGTTTTCTTTGCCTTTGTCTCTTTCTTAGGCTCAGCGGGAGCTTCTGTCTCGGGTTCTGCAGGTGCAGGAACTTCCTTCACAGGCTCCTCGATCGGATCCATCAAGATTGGGTCAAAGGACTTTGTTTCGAACTCGTCGCCTCTTGTTCGGAGCTTGCCTCCGTCAAAGAATGCTGTCTTAGCTCTAACTTTCATGCTTGCCTCCCTTCAAGGCTCTGAAGAGTTCCTCCGTGACTACTACGTGACCAAGATGTCCGCACTTTATGTCGGTATCAAGGTAGGTCTTATAGCCGAGTTGTTTCGCTCTCCAACAGAAGGACAAGTCCTCCCCGACCGAGCCGATCGGGGAGAAACAAGTTCCGTATTTTGCGAAACACTCGTAGATCACCGAGGTTTTAACAAGTACACATCCGAAGCCGACACCGCCGACCTCATGGATTCCTTCAAGCTCGCCCGTGTAATCAGTCCATGTCGCCATTTTTTCGTCTGATATGTCGAGTGTTTGGAAGGCGACGGGAGTGTAAGGATGCGAACGTCTGAAATAGAGTCCGCTTATGATTCCCGCATCGGGTAGCTCTTCCATGTCCTGCAGGAGCTTCTTCATCGTTCCCGGTGCAAAGGTCATGTCAGAGTCAAACCACATAACATAATCTGCATTGACGGGTTCTTGAAGAGCCTGAGCTGCGAGCTTGTTTCTTGCGTCGTATATCAGGGAGCCACAAATAAAGCTCACCTGACACTTTCCGACTTTGTTCAATGTTGCGAGGCTCTGAGCGAACCCCGCTGCGACCTGATCCATACAAGGTACGGCGATTAGAATCTTTACTTCGTTTGTGTCCATGTCTCAAAGTCTCCTCAAATTAACCAGCAAGTTCTTTCTGAATCTTAACGAATGCCTTGGGTGCAACTACGCCGAGTCCGATATACTCACGTCCTACGAACTTAACGAGATCTTTCTCAGCAAGGGAAAGCTCGTCAGTCTTGATTCTGATCTCCTCACCATTAGGGAAGTTTGCAAGAGCACCAACACCGAAGTCACCAACAATAGCGTAAGTTACGCCTGTTGTAGCTGCGGAGAATGCTGTGATCTTGTCAGAGAAGAGAACCTCGAGACCCTCGAAGATGTCAACGGGATAGTTAGCAGCATAAGCAAGAGACTTAAATGTTGCATAGGAAGCCTTGTTCATAACGATAACAGGGTTGGAAGCTCTGTCGGAAAGCTCGGAAAGAGCCTCAGCGAATACAGAAAGCGTACCTGTGTTCGCAATGATAGGAACTGCCACGTTTGTTACGGATGTGTTAGTAGAAACAGTTCCGCAAGCCTCGATCTTCTCGAGAAGTGTGTCCTCAGCCTTCTTTGCGATCTGATAGGAAAGCTCGTCGTAAATGTAGCGAAGGAATGCCTCGCCCTTGAGATCCATGCACTCGTCACTAAGGCTAATCCACTTCTTGATGCTGACAGGAGTCAATGTGATAATACCGATCTTAATTGTCTCCTCGTCAGGTGCAGCAGCGCCCTCATTGTGGATAACTGCGCCTGTTGCGCTGATCTCGAAGCCGAGCTTCATGATTCCCTTCATGTAAGCCTTCTTGACTCTTGCGAGAATCTTGTTGTCGTTCCAAGCTGTCGCGATCTCGTCCTCAACGAATACGGGAACGGGAACCTGACCGTTCGTTCCGAGCTCTGTCAAAAGAGCTCTACACTCGGAATCGTCCTCTGTCTTGATGTACTTAGCGAATGCCTCAACGTACTCGGGAGACTTTCTGATTTCCATGATGTCTGCCATGTGTCTTTCCTCCGTAATGATAGTGTCTGTGATGTCGACAGTCTTCGTCTCTTCGATAACTGCCTCGATGTCGGCTTTTCTCTCCTCGGAGAGAGCCATCTTTCTTTCCTTGATAGAATCAAGCTCAGCGTTCAAAGCCTCGAGATCTGAATCTTCAGCTGTGAGAGCTGTTTCGATCTCAGCGATGCGAGCCTCGATCTTCTCGGAATCAAGCTCCATGATCTCTTCGTGTGTCATGAATCCTTAACCTCCATAAGTTTTAGTTTGAGCTGTGCGATCGCCCTCTCCCTCTCTTCCTTCGAGTGCTTCTCTGCTTCCAATCTCTCCGTTGTCAGCTGTTCGATCGCTCCGTCGAAAGCTGCGCGAGTAGCTACGCCGATATTAGTTGTGGGGTTTGCCGGGAATCCGACAGCTGATATATCAAAGACCTTCGCGATACGGTCTATGATCCTTGTATAGACAGTCTTCTCACCTTCAACTCGCTTCTCTTCGAATCTGTCGGCTGCGACTGTAAAAGCAAAGGACATCTGGGAGTAGTTGCCCGCTTCGATGTCCTCATAGACTTCACGAGATGCGGAAGTCTTGGAGAGATCAGTTCTTGTGAAGAGTCCCTTGTCGTCTGTGCTGAGCTGAACTGTGTCGTTTTTTGTTCTCGCATAGACTCGACCCGTATGATCGAGCAAGAAGACAACGTCGGTCATGTCAGCGTCATCAAACGCCGTCGGCTCGATTCTCTCTCGCAGGATTATCTCGTCATCCTCCCAGAGCTGATACTCTTCGAATGTTGAAGCGTAACCTTCAACTAAAAAAGAAGGCTCCTCGCCTTCCCCTCTTGCTCGTTTGATCATTTCGAACGAACGATACTCTCTGTCACTCTTGATCGGCATTGTCGTTGCCCTCCTCTTCTTGTATGAACTTGTATTCGCCTCTAGCGATGAATCTGTCGCCTTCCTCAGCAGGAAGAGCGGGGAGATTGTAAACTTCGCGAGCTTCGTTGATCGTCAAGATGCCTCGGTCAAGTCCACCTTCGACGAAGCTCCTCTTGTCCGCAAAGCTCAAATATTGAACTCGGTTCGTAGTCGCCATGACATCAGCTCCGAGACTGATCTCATGCTCGGAGTACAAAGCGAACTTGAACGTTTCGCTGAACTGAATCGCGAACGGCTCGATCGCTCCCTCGTAGAACGCAGACCAGATCTCAGGAGTCGCCCTGTTCTGCAGGATCTCCTCATTGACTCCGAAGTAATCAAAGACATTCTTGTTGATGGTCTCCATCTGGTCTTTGTCGGGCGTATAAGGCTTGATGTCTATCTGCTTTACGTCCTTGTAGGTGTTCGGGAAGAGAAGAACCTTGCCCTTCTTAGCCTCTCCTGCGAAGTTCCTCTCGGAGAAGTTCGTCTGTTCAGCCTCGAGATCCTTTGCCAAGGCGAAGTTCGAAGATGTCGCCATGAACTTATACGATGCCGTCGTCTTGATCGCTTCCTTGATGCCCTGCTTCTCGATGCTGATTAAGTCCATCGTTTCGTCGATCGCTGCGTTGCTCTCACCGAAGAAATCGTTCTTGAATTGGAACTTACGAAGAACGACCGCTTCATCGTATCGACAAGCAGCCGTCTTTCTTCCTGATCTGAACTTATACTTGAGCCAGAGCTCGCCCTTGTATTCAACGAGCTTAATCGCAGATGTCAGCACCGGGAAGAATCCGATCTTGTTCAAGCTGTCATCATAGATCGGGACAAGTAAGCAGTTGTTCGTTGCGTCGAGCATCGTGTTGACACGATAAAGGAACTGAGACCATGTGTCCCAAGGGTTCGGTTTTCTACTCAGTCTTGCTGTCAAGCCTGGCTTGGCAGTCCCCGAGAACTGAACCCTCAGCTTTGAGATATGACGTGAACGAGCATCGATCGCAGCTCTAACGAGCATTGACTCATAGATCTCGCCCCTCCAATCTCTAAAGACGGGAGCGTAAGCAGATACAAGTTCGAACGTCTTTCCTGACTCGATCACTTGCTCTGCTTCCTTGGTCTTGCCAAGAATCTTTTCTACTATTCCCACTTTTTACTCCTCTCTTGCATTCCTCAGTCTCTCTCCAATCTGGTCGAAATGCTTCTGTCTTACGCAGAATGCGTCGGCTAACGCTGCCACGCCGTCGATGTGGTCGTTCGGTCGTAGTTTGATCAAGCGTCCTCTTCCGCGTTCAGCTGATACTTTGACCGCCGAGTTCAAGAGATGGATCTTCAAAAGGTCGTTGTTTCCTATGTGAACCGTTCCGTCCTTGAATAGTCCTTCCATCTCCTGAAGGACTCCCCAGAGGTTGTCGCCTTGGTAGACATCATCTGTCACAAATCCGTAAGTCTTCAAATCTTGCACGAGATATTGAGCCGAGTATCGGTCATAACCGACCACAAGAGGCAATATCTCGTATCTTTCAACTAGTTCAACAAGCCACGAATAGCAATCGTGATAGTCGACAAAGTTCTCACCGCTCGGAGACAAGAAGCCTCGGGCGATGTATTGATCGTATGGGAGACCGTCAGCCGAGGTCGCCTCTTCGATCTTTTCTGACGGGAGCCAGAAGTGCGCGAACACATAAAGCTCGCCCTTCCTCTCGATGATGATCGTCGCAGCCGTCAAGTCGGTTGTCTGCGAGAGGTCGATTCCCGCTACGCAGTAAGAATGCTTGAAGTCGTCGAGCTTCAGATCCTCGCTTGACATCTTTCGGATAGTCTCAGCTCCGAGCCAAGCAAGGCTTGAGTTCTGCTTTAAGCAAGCGTACTTTGTGATATATTCGCTCTTCTTGCTCAAGGAACTCTCAGCAATCGAGAGTTCATCAAGAAGATACTTCGCCGAGACGGAGACGTTCATGTTCGGGTTGCTCTTTTGCAACTCATTAATGTCGTTCCACTTCTCGATGTCGTCGATCATGTAAAGCACCGGGAGGAAGTGACTCTCTTTCGAGTCACCGAGAAGGAACCTCGTTCCCCTGATGATCAACTGATCGTAGATGCCGTCGTTCTCGTAACCGCTCGTTGTGATTCCCAAGAGCAACGGTTGTTTTCTTGCACCGACCGAGGACTTCAAGACTTCATAGAACCTGATGCCCGCTGCACCGTGCCATGAAGCGACCTCGTCCAAGATCGCACAAGATACGTTCAGACCGTCCGACTTCTTCTCAGAGAAGGCAAGCGGGGCGATCGAACTGTTCGAATACTCGATGTAGATGTCCGTTCGTCTCTTCTTGGCGAACTTCTCGAGCTCAGGTTCTTTCTTGATGGTCTGATAGCATTGGTCGTAGCAGATGTTTGCTTGTTGGAGCTTTGGTGCTGCCATATACACTCGAGCTCCGTATTCGCCGTCAGCATATGCCTCATATGTTGCGATAGCACTTGCAAGCAACGTCTTGCCGTTCTTCCTTCCCATAACGAGTAGGCATTCATTCCAAACTCTGAGACCCTCAGCGTCCACGATCCCGAACAAGATCGACAAGAAAGCCTTCTGCCACAATTCGAGCTTGATCAGCTCCCCGCCGAGGCTTCCCTCGTGATGTCGGCAAAAGGTCTCAATGAACGAGATCGCTTTGTGTGCTTTTTTCTGATCATAGAAAAAGGACTTGTCCTCAAGTCCCTTGACGATGATCTCATACAGTAGCCGTACCCATCGACCGACCAGAACGGAACCGTCCTCAATCTGCTGATAGTACTGCAGGATGTAGTTATTTGAATTTCTTCTCAAACGTAGCAAGTGCAGACTCGGACTCGATCTTGTGTCCGAGCTTCGAAATGATGTCAAGCATCGTTCCGAGTGTTCTGTTCGCCGAGTCGGTGTGTCTCGGCAATTCTTTGATCAACGGGTTCGCGTAAACATTCTCGCGTCCCCTGACGTATTCCTTCGTACTTACTGCCGAGCCATCAGAAACCAACTGATCCTTGATCATCCTGATCGTTCCGATCTGTATCTGATACTGTTCAGCTGCCGAACGGAAAAGGGCGTTGTCTTCCACGCCATATTCCCGGGCAAGCTCCATTAACTCGTCGTAAGTAGTCTCAACCTTAGCCTTAGCCATGACTACTTGCCCCCTTCTCACTCAGACCCAAGACCAAAAAGGCTTTACTCGGCTCTGATCGGTTTTTCTTGCCCCCGCCACCGATACCCAAGGTCGCCTCCCTCGATTTCGGAAGATGGGGGGATTCTCAGAAGATCAGCTCGCCGTTCACGATCTCATAACGTTTCGCCGTCTGGTCTCCAAAGTGTTCTTTATTGTGACAGTCGAGACATAAAGCCTCGAGATTATCGAAGCCGTAAGCAATCCGAGGATCCTTCATGTTCTCTTCTGTCAGGTGAATCTTGTGATGGACAACGACCGCGAGATTATATTTGCCTTCAGCCTTGCACCGTTCGCAGAAGTGATTGACCGACTTCATGTAGTCCGCTTGGCAGTTTCGCCACATCTTGTTCTTATAGAACGTTTGCGGAACCGATCTCACTTCATCCTCCCAGACATCAACAAAGCCCGATCTTTCGACCGAGCTTCGCGAGACTTACGACAAACGAATCTTTAACGATCCATTCACCAATTACAGTATAAGCCAAAGTGAACTATCATTTACTATCGACTTTTGTAATATCCGTAATCTTCGAAGAGAATCAAAGGCTCAAAGCCGTCATATCTCTCGAGGAATACCTCATTCGTCAAGTCGTCCTGAATGTGTTTCTCGTACTTGTTGCCGTAGATCTCGCCCTGTTTATACATGAACGGAACGCCGACGATGACCATTGATGAATGGTCTAAAGCATAATCAAGAACATCTTGAGCATCTTCAACGCTCATATGCTCGATCACATCTCCAAAGATAATCAGGCTGTAGTCGCCATGAGGAAAAGAGATCACATCGCCAATCGTGATATTCTCGTACTTCTCCCACAGCTTGTACTTGATGACATTCTCGGGAAAGATCTCGATTCCGTCCATCATGAGGAAGTCGCCGAGAAGTTTTGCCCACTTACCGTCGCAAGCTCCGACATCAAGACAAGTCCCTCCTCGACCGAACTTCGACCTGATGTATTTGATCACTTCCGCTTTACCTTTGTTTGTTGAACTCATGCTGTCTCCTCCCATGTCTGATAAGATGTGATCCTGTCAAGGTTTGCTATTCCTTCCCGGTGCAATGCGAAGACCCTCGGCTTTGAATAGCTTGTCGCCTCGGCTACGTCGTCCCAAGATAAGCGCCTAACATATCGACAGAATAACACGGCGTACTCGCTCGGGTTCTGCAGCTTTCTCAGCTGATGGTCGACTTCCTGATCGATCGCCAAGAGCTTGAACTTCAGCTCGTCGACTTCCTTCTTGGTCTCCGACCACCTGATCATGATCGTCTCGGCTGAGTTCTCGGGATTGTCTCTGTCGATCTCCCTCGGCTCGTAGTTGCTGATCGTATTCCCGAGGCTCTCCATATATGCCCGCTTTATGTCGAGCTTCTTCGAGATCAAATATCCTCGGTTCAACCATTCTTTAAGCTCCACCTTCGCTCACCTCCTCCAAGACGCAAGGCGTGACCGACTGTATCTCACACTTGCCGTGTATATTCACATATGCGTCGTACTCTTCACGGGTCAGTCCTCGGTTCAGAATGTCAACGACGAAGCCATCCTCAAATCTGTATGTCGTGATATAAGCCTTGGTCATCTCTCCGTCCTCCTGATTAGCCTCTCAAGTTCGGCAAAAGGAATCGTGATCTGTACGTTGTGCTTACTACTTGCAAGGCTGAGCATCTTGCCGATCGGATCCGATGAGTAATTGACTTGAATCATTTCCTTCTGAAACAGGTCGTTATTCGTGAAGTCGCTAAAGAATCCTCTAACTATCGCTTGAACTTGCATCTTCCACCTCCAAGACCGTTTCGCATACATAGCAAGACTTCGGGAGCTTCTCCACTTCGTGAACTGTTTCCTTCAGTCCGCACACGGGACACTTGAACTCTCTTACCGTGAGACCGTAGAATGTCCTTGGTTCGTTTTCAATCCACTTCAT